GTTCTGTTTGTCCAACGATACCCAGCCAAACACTGTTTCTCCTTTGGAATGGGCGTAAGCCTTAGCTTGGTCAACGTACCCAAAATCATCCGAGAAGGCCAAGGACCCGTCTTGGAACTTCTTAAAGCCGTAGGAGCTTGTGGACTTAACGTCTATCACTACACCGTCTATCTTACAGTCCATGTGGCCCTTGATGCCGTCAACGGTACACTCATCCTGCTCGCAGGTGACTTCGTGTCCTGACATCCGCGTTAGGAACAGAACCATTTCCTCGATGATGTTTCCGTACAGGAACTTAACGAGGGTGTGTGGCTGTATCTTTTCCTTAGGAACGCCGTGGTAATGGTTCCACAGGTAGCGATCATTTCGACCTATGTTGGACAGGCGTAGCTTACGTGCGTCCCAACCACGGTTGACGAACTCCTTACGCATCATGTCCTTAACGGCTTCTCCGAACCGTTCTATCTCCGCTTCCGCGTCCACCTCCTTAGGGGTTCGTTTGGTCCTCACAAGGTTGTAGATGTCCTCCACAAGCGTATGGATTGTTTTACCAATCGTCATGGTTATTGTCCTCATTTAGAAAAAGGGTGTGGTAAAAGTACAGGACCATTGTCAGTCCGGGTAGGATACCTATGGGTCCGTACGCCTGGATCAAAGGCCAGGACGCTCCAAACCAAAGGAACTCCGGAGTCATTCCTTATGCTCCGTAAACCGTAAAGACCGCGTGTCCGGATCAAAGGAAAGGAACTGAACACCTAAGTCTTTTTGCTGCTGTGTCCGCCCTGTATGTCCTCTACCCCTCGCACGAGTCTTCACGTCAATGAGTGTTATGTTGTCCCCATCCATAGCAATCAAATCAACAGGTCCCGTACACCCGCAGTTTCTAAATACTTCCCAGCCGTTGTCCCACAACCAAGTGATGGCGTAGTACTCAGCAAAGTCCCCACGTCTACTTGAGTCAGTGGGTCTCACTCCAGTTCCTACCAATCTTAAATTCTCCTGCAAGGGGGCATCTAAGATCGAAGTGTTTCCCCGCTGCCTCGATGCAGCTTGTTGCGAGCCGTCCAAACTTTTCTGATTCACTGGTCTTGACCTCCGTTTGTACTTCGTCGTGGATGTTTCCAATAAAATTGTAAGTTATACCCCATAGTTTAGCATACTCGTCCAACGTGGTCAATGCTTTTTTCATTACAATGGCTCCGGCGGACTGTAGTAAGGTATTAAGAGCGGAATGTTCCGACCGCACGGGAACGTGTCTCCCGTCCAAGCCGATTAAGAATCCTCTTTGAGCTTTGCTTGATACGCGGTCTCTAAGATCTGGAAATGCTGGGAGATTATGGAAGAAACGTCTTCTAAGTCTCTCACCATGCCCTTTGTCTCCTCCAACCACTGAGCCAAGCTTTGCATTTCCCGCTCCGTAGATAAGGGCATATATGAAAGTCTTAGCCTGATCTCTCGATTCAAGCCCTGCAAGTTTTTGATTAGCTTTGTGTATGTCGCCCGTGAGTATTTCATGTATAAAGCCCTCGTCCCTCATGTAGTGTGCCAACATCCGTAGCTCCAAGCCGGAGGCGTCAAAGCCAACCAAGCTGTAACCGTCCGGTACTGTCCAGCATTCTCTACATTCCTTCCCGTACGGCGAGTGCCCGGATGGAACTTGCGCCATGTTGGGTCCGGAGTGTGTCATTCTTCCGGTCACAGTTCCGTTGCTTTTAACTGCCCCGTGAACTCTGCCGTCCCTTTCGTCCATTGCGTCCAACCAACTCTGAACTTGCGCTACTCGTTTCTGTACCAGCAAGTACTCAGCAATAAGCTGTGCTTCCGGGATGTCCTTTACTTTGGATAGGGTTGGCTCGTCAACGACTGCCTGCCCCGTCTCCGTAAAGCACTCCGGCTTCCAGCCAAAGTGTTGTAGGAACCGTCCTATCTGTTGTCGGGAACCTAAGTTAAAGGAAGGGAAGTCAACCCTAGAGAAGGGGCCTCCCACCGTTTCCCAGGAATCCCCAAGGAACTTCAGGCCGACTGTGGAGAAGTTTCCGTCCTTCTTATACTTCGGCGTAACCTCTTTAATATATACAGGAAGCGGCAGGAACGTGGTCTGTACTTTCTCTTCGATGGCATATTGTCTCTCCTTTAACTTAGCTAAAAGCTGGTACGCTTTGGACTGGTCTATGAGCCAGCCGTTGCAAACCTGTTGTTGAATAATAAACTGTACTTCATGTTCCAGGGTGTACGCCTCGGAATTCAAAACGTCCCCAAGTTCCGTTAGTAGAGCGTAGTACACCCGCTCCGTAACGGCCACGTCCTGCTGACAGTACTGCACCATCTCCTCGGAGCATTGGGACCAGTCGCTGTAGTCTCCCTTAGGGAAACCAAGCTTCTCTCCCCACTCCTTCAGGCTATGTCCTCCTGGACGCTGTGGGTCCGCTAGGCGGGACATGACCAGGGTATCTATCACCCGCTCAGAGGCCACAGAAAGCCCCCAGAGGCGTTCTAAGACAGGTAGATCATATCCTATCAGGTTATGGCCTACGACTCTCCTAGAGCCTCCTAGGGCCTCTGCAAGGGAAGCAGGGGTGTAGTGTACCTCCGTTTCCCCTCCCGGCAGGGACTTAGTGACGGCAACCCATATTTTGGTTGGGTCCAGGCCGTCCGTCTCAATGTCCAGGACAACCAAAGGACTAGAAACCATCGTCCACTCCTACTGCTGGGGCCGCACATTCCGCTAGGCGTCCGGAGGACGTGTCGTACTTTAAATGACAAGCCGGACCAGTCAAGCCGGAGTAGCGATTCTTTAGGACCCGGAGCAACATTGTATTTCTCTTGTCGGTGTCGTCGTCCTGCTGGTTTCTTTCCAAGCCTATCACAACGTCGGAAACATGTCCTATTCCCCCGGACCCTCTTAGTTCACTGAGGGATATTCTACCTCCGTCCTCGTGTGCCTTGCCTCCGGTAGTGCGTCTTAGATGGGACACCAAGAACAGCCCAATGCCTAGCTCCTGTACTAACGTACCTAGCTTAGTCATTATGGCGTCTATGGCTTTCCGTTCGTTGTCGTTTTCCTGAGAGGACACGACGATGGACAGGTGGTCAAGAATAATCCACTTACAGTCTAGGGCCTTTGCCATGTACCTAATACGGCTGGTAAGATTGGCCTCGGAAGTGGACCCCCAGTGGTCAAAGAGATAGTAACGGCCAGTCCCTAATGTTTCATCCCAAAAAGGCTTGACCGTTTCAGGGTCCAAGTCTTCCTGTAGATGCAGAGGACAGTCAGCGGCAATGGACATGATGCCTAGGGCCGTCCGGGATATGTCCTCCTCCAATGCAAGGACGCCAATGTTATCCTCCGTTGCCTTCAGAAGATAATGTTCTAGCTCTCGTACTATCTGAGACTTGCCCATGCCTGAGCCGCTGGTGATTACCACTAACTCTCGCGGTCGGAAGCCTTTGGTGGAGTAGTTTAGTCCTTTCCACGGGTAGGGGATGGCCTTAACTTTCATCCTGTCCGTGATCCGCTCCCAAGTCTCAGACCCAGGAACAATACCGTCCGGTCGATAAAGCTTTGCCGCCCACCAAGCCGTATTAAAGTCCTCGATCCTGTTCGCTTGGAGCATTTCCGAAGCGTCCTTCAGGGGAAGGGAACAAATACGCAGCTTTTCCGGGCTAAACAAATCCTTCACGGAATCCACAGCGACACGTCCCGCCTTGTCGTTGTCAAAGCACAGGACTATTTGGTCGTAGTTCTCCAACCAGTCTAACTGTTCTTTGATTTCCTTCTCCGCCGCTGCTGCTCCGGCACGTAAGGACACAACGTCCCACTTCCTACTGAATATTTCACTGACTGCTAGGGCGTCCAGTTCCCCCTCCGTGATGGTCAGGTACTTTCCGTTGCCTCGACAGGTGTTCTGTCCAAAGAATCCTACGGACCCTGAGGCCATCTCCCCCGTCGCAAAGAAAGACTTAGTGCCGACCGCCCTTATTTTTTTACCTACTATTTCATTTCCGCCCGCGCCCAGTGCGAGGGAGTAGTACGGATAGTGGTGCTTGGATATTTCCCCCTGCTCGTCGTACTCTACGGTTACGCCAAACTTTTTAC